GACATCCAGCTCTTGCAGGAGGCCAAGAACGAAATCGACATGATGGGTCCGAACGCCTCGATGCAAGGCGAGTCGGGCGACAGTGCGTCGGGTCGGGCGATCATGGCCAGCCAGCAAGGCGGCATGATCGAGATGGGCGACCTTTTGGACAACCTGCGCCATTTCGACAAGCGCGTTTATCGCATGGTGTGGAATCGCATCCGTCAATATTGGACGGGGCAAAAGTGGATACGCATTACGGACGATGAGCGCAACATCCGCTTCGCCGCGATCAACAAGCCGGCGACGGTGCAGCTTCCGGTGGCGGGGCCTGATGGACAACCGATCCAGGTTCCGGACATCGATCCGCAAACCGGGCAACAGCGGATCGAGAACAACATCGCGCAAAGCGAAGTCGACATTTACATCGACGACGTTAGCGACGTTGTCGCGCCGCAAATCGAACAGTGGCAAGCGCTCGTCGAGCTGAAGAAAGTCGACGTCAACAACGAGATTTCGTTCGAAGACTTGATCCAGGCCGCGCCCAACATTCGCAACAAGGACCAGATTCTCGAACGGATGCAACAGCGCAAGCAGCAAGCCGCGCAACAGCCGCAGCCGCCATCGCCCGAGGAAATGAAGCTGCAAGTCGAGATGAAAAAGCAGGAGCTTTTGACGGCAGCAAAAGCGCAGGAGCATCAGCAAAAGCTGGCGTTCGAGCAACAGACGCATCAGCAAAAGATGATGCAGTCGAAGCAGGAGCACGACCAGGAGATGGCCATCGAGGCCCACAAGGCCGGCGTGCAAGCGGAAGCCGAGGCCAAGAAGCAGGAGGTCATCAGCCATTACGAAGGGCAACGGCAGCAGCTTGCCGTGAAGCACGAGACCGACAAGGTGACGGCCAAGAACAAGCCTGCGCAGGACAACAGCGACCGGATCGAAAAGCAGTTCGCGGCGATGGCGGACGCGACCGCGCAGATGGCACAGGCGATGAAGCAGCTCGGCATGACGATTGCGGCGAGCGATCAGGGCGGCCGGCAGGCGATCACGCAGGCGGTCGGGCAGCTTGGGACGACCCTCAAGGGCATGGACGACGGCAACCGGCAGCATCGCGCGGCAGTCGCGCAGGAGCTGATGCGGGTCCGCCAGGCCAAGCAATTGAGGAAGCCGTAATGGCCGTCCGCGTCGTTCACGCCAAGGTGTCGGCGGTGCCGAATATCGGCGATGCCAGCCTGGTGCAGCCGTCCGATTGGAATGCCGACCATACGGTGACGGGCGCGGAGCCGGCGATTGCGACCGGCAATGCGGCCATGTTCTGGGCCGGCGACAAGACGTGGAAGCCGTCGTTCGTGCAACTCACGCAAGCGGCCTATGACGCGCTCGGGACCAAGGATCCGAATACGCTTTACGTGGTGGTCGGGTGATGACCCTCCTCAACGACGCGGACGCGATCTACGTTGGCTCGACGCCGGTCGACAAGGTCTATGCGGGCAGCAATCTTGTGTGGGAGCCCAGTGGCGGCGGCGAAGCCACAACCATGAAGCTGATGACGAGTTTTACCCCCGGTACGGTGCGCTCGGACTTCCAGGGGCAGGCGGGTGTACGCCTCAACATCGTCGCCAATAAGGAGTTCACCTGGATCGGGGCGATGGCCGCCGTCAACGGCCTCGGCCTTCAGCACGTGGCGGTCTACGACTGGTACACGCTTGCAGTGGTCGCGGAGGCGACGGTCGACTTTACCGGCAAGGCTGCGGGCGAGTGGGCGTGGGCGCAGGTGCCGCCGTTCACGCTGGCGACCTCCCCCGGCTATTATGCTTTGGTCGCCAACACTTACTTTGGCGTCGGCTGGGTCAACGCAGGCCCGACCACGTTCGACCCGTCGATCACCGGCAATATCTATTCCTGCTATCGCGGCGACAATCCCGCGTGGGCCTTCGACGCCGGGTCGGTGAATTACCAATTCTTCGGCGTTGACCTCGGCTGGGAGGTCATTCTGCCGCCCAAGCAGCCCGTCATCAACCCGCCGGTCACTTCAGGGCTGGCGGTCTACCACGACGCCGACCAGTTGAACCTCGCCAACAACGCTCCCGTCACCGCGTGGCCGAACCTCGGTACGGCAAACCAACCATCCTTCATCGGCAGCGGCACGACGCTGGCGCTGCGCGTGTGCAATGGCCGCGATGTCGTCAGGTTCACGCCATCAGGGGCCATGCGCGGCTCCAACCAGCAATACGCGCCGGACTATCCGATGCGCTACACCTACACGCTGTTCTATGTTGCGCGTTGGCGCGGCCCGGTCGCCGGGCGCTGCTTCACGAGCGCCTACCCGCAAGGCTCCAACGCCATCCTCGGCTATCATTCCAGCGGCTTCGACGCCGTGCATGACTCGGTTATCGGCTGGTGGGTGGTGCCGACCGCATTCGGTCCCGCGCCCGGCCCGTGGCGGATGTACGGGATGACCGGAGAAGGCGGCGTCGGCGCGCATTTCTACTTCAATGGCGTCGATAAAGTCGGGCTCGCCGTGACGCCGTTCGATCTACAATATTACTACAACATCAACGGTTATGAACTTGCGGGCTTTGCCGAGACGGGTGACTTCGACCTCTGTGAGTTTCTGATGTACGACCGCAAGCTCTCCGATGCGGAGCGGGTGCAGGTCGAAGGCTACTTGCGGACCAAGTGGGGCATTGCAGCCCCATGACCGGCGCGTTTCAAGCCACGGCGTTTCAATCGACGGCGTTTCAGGTCGAGGCCGCGGCGGTCGAGATTCCGTCAGGCGGCGGGGCCGGTGGCGGCTCGCGGGCTTATCGCAAGCGGCTGCGCGAGGCGGCGGAGCGGCGGCAGCGGTTCGAGGAAGAGCATTGGCGGCGCATCGCCGCGATCGGGGTCGAGAGGCCGGAGCTTGAACCGGCGCCCGAGACGGTGGCGATGCTGGCCGAGGTTCACGCCGAGGTCGAGCGCGAGATCGAAGACAGCGAGGAGGAGGAGCTTTTGCTTCTGTTGCTGGCCGCATGACGATCACGCTCGATCTCGACTTCATCGCGCAAACTTATTTTATTCTGACGCCGTTTAGTCCGGTGGCTCTGACTGGGCTTGTCGGTTGGTGGGACGCCAGTGTGACGGCTAGCCTGACGCTATCTGGTGCAGACATTAATGCTGTCGCCGATCAGAGTGGCGGCGGCCGGACCATGAACTGGACTGGCTTTGTGAAGCCAACCTACAGCGCCACCGGCTTCAATGGCAGCAAGCCTGCCATTTTACTCGGGAATGGCAGCGCACTGGCGACGGCCAGCGGGTTCCCGATGGGCACGGGAAATACGCTGACGGCTTGGTATGTCGGCACGATGTGCAGCTCTTCCTTCAGCGATGCCGATGCGCGTGCGTTGGATTACATCGCGGCAGGATCAGGGAACATAGATTATAACGACGCCGGTTCCTGGGCCATTTATCGAAATGCTTCAACGACCCAGTCTCTGGGACTTGTTCGCAATGTCATTAGCGCGGTGACGCCGAGCACCATCACGGCCTATCCGGCGCCGCACAGGATTATCTGCACCATAGATTCAAGCGGACTGATGACGATTTATATCGACGGCGTTGTCGTCGCGACGGCGACTTCAAGCGGTAACTGGGTGTCGGCTGGCGTGTGTCAGATTGGCACTCGCGTTGTCGCGGCGAGCGGGGGTTTCTGGAGCGGCCCAATTGCCGAGGCCGGCGTTGCCACCGGCTACCACGACGCAACGACGGTGACGCAGCTCGACACTTATCTCAAGACCAAGTGGGGCTTGTAGCAATGCCGCTCGATCCGCGCATCACCTTTTCCCGTGCCAGCCTCGCAACCTGCTACGGCAGCGACGGCCTCTTGAAGTACGCGCCGCATAACTGGGTGTTCCCGTCGCAGGCGCTGACGGTCGGCATGGTGGCGAACGGAACCCTCGTCATCAATGCGACGACCGCGCCGGATGGCACGACGACGGCTAACCAGCTCGTCCAGCCGTCGACCCCCGGGCGTGGGGTGAACGTTCAGTATACATCGACCGGCCTCGGTACGGCTCCTCAGATCGTCAGCGTCTACGCCAAGGCCAATACAAAGATTTGGCTCATGATCGGCGACAGCACTGCAGGCGGCACGGTCAATGCGTGGTTCAATCTCTCGACCGGGGTCGTCGGCTCGCGCGGCGGCAACTGGCTTGCGCATGGCATCGATAGTGTCGGCAGCGGCTGGTACAGGTGCTGGGCGCGGAGCAGCACCGCAGGCTCGATATTCATCATTCGCGCCAGCGATGGCGATACCAGCCGCGACTGCGCGTCGGCAGGGGATCTGTACGTGTGGGGCGCGCAGGCCGAGTGGATCACGGCTGAGACTGCGCCGCGTCCGTACCTCGTGACGACGAGCACCGCCTATCACGGCCCGCGCTTCGACTACGACCCGGTCAGCCACGCCGCAAAGGGGCTGCTGATCGAGGAGGCGCGGACGAATGCCGCCACCTACTCGCAGGATTTCTCGAACGCCATCTGGACGAAAACCGGGATCACGGTGACGGCGGATTCGATCGCCGCCCCGGATGGGACCACGTCGGCGGATCTGGTGACGACCTCGGCGACGCCGGCCACAGTCAGCCAGGCGACCGCCTTCAGCGGCAGTTATGCCATTAGTTTCTTCGCCAAGAAGGGCACGAGCGACTGGGTCTATGTGGTCGGGCAGGCGGCCGACTCGGCCAAGGCCTGGTTCAACCTCAACACGGGGGTAGTGGGCACAGTGCAGGCTGGCCTCACTGCAGGTCAGATCCAGGATGTCGGCAATGGTTGGTATCGATGCATCATCATCGATGTGTCCGGGTCAGGCGCGGAGCCGACGACGGTTGGCTTGAGCGATGCCGACAACTCAACGGCGGTCACGGTCGGGCGAACCGCGTACATCTGGGGCGCGCAGGCCGAAGGGCCGGCAACGTTTGCGTCGTCCTATATCCCGAACCCTACGGCTGCCACTGCCCGCGCCGCCGATGTCGCGGTGATGACCGGCACCAATTTTTCGTCGTGGTACAACCAGAGCCAGGGCACGCTTGTCGCGGAATTCGACGTGTTGGTTCCCATCGGCGCATCAGTCGCTGTTTCGGCCGATGACGGGTCGGTTGCGGAGCAGATCATCCTTTATGGCAGTGGCACCGATCCGAAGGTGATGGTGCGGGACGGCAACGTCACGCAGGCCGATCTTGACGTAGGAACGTTTGCGGCAAATGTGGCCGTGAAGATTGGCGCATCCTATGCACTCAACGATGTTGCTGGATGTTGCAATGGCGGCTCGGTCGGGACTGACACGAGCGCGACCATGCCGACGCCGACGCAACTGCGCTTTGGGTTTGACGTTTCCGGCGTGAGTTACCTGAACGGCCACATCCGCCATATTCAATTCCAGAACACGGCCCTCACCGATGCGGAACTGATCACTCTCACGACGCCGGGTCCTTGGCCGGGCGGCGAGCCGGTACCCGGGCGCGAAACGCAAGGCTCGGGCGCAATGGGCGCGTTTTTCGCGCAGGACAACGACTACGATCCGCGCGAGGTCGAATCGTCGCGCAAGCGCAGAAAAAGGTTTTTGGACGAACGGGCTCGGCGCATCGCCGAGCTTTAGACGGGCCGCCTCCGTTAAGGGCGTTTCGGGTCGCCGCCGCACGGGCGCTTCGCTCGACTGAGCGTCATCAGCCACAAGGAAAACTGCAATGCCAAGTGCCGAGGAAATCCTCAAGGCGCGGGACGAACCCGTTGCCAAATCCGCGCCGTCCATTCCGGTCGATTATCCGGAAGAGAAGCACCCGTCCGAACAAGGCGAATCGCCGCCGCGTCGGGAACCCGGGGAGCCTTCTCCAAAGCGTCAGGAGCCTCCGGGCGATGACGATGACGGACACGGTCCGGACGATTCCGGCGACGACGACAAAGGGCCAGTGCCGTATCAGGCGCTGAAGGCCGAACGCCAGAAAGCGCAGGAGAAGACGAAGCGCTACACGGAAGAGGTTGTCGATCTGCGCAAGCAGATTGCCGAACTCACGTCAGCCGTGATTGCGCAGAGACAGCAGCCGCAGCAGCCGCAGGCACCGAAGCCGGAACCCGAGTTCGATTGGGACAATCCTCTGGCGACGGTCGATCAGCGGTTCGAGTCGCGCATCAGCCAGGAACGGGCGGCGATCCAAGCCGAATTCCAGCGTCAGCGCGAGGCCATGCAATCGCAGTTCGCGATGACGCGGCACGGTGAGGAAACCGTCAAGGCGGCCTACGGGGCGCTGCAAGCGGCCCGGGAAACCGACCCGAACTGGCTCTCGGATTACCAACGCATCATGCGATCCCCGGATCAGTACGAAGCGATGGTGCAGTGGCACAAGCAACGCTCGGCATTGCAGGAGGTCGGCTCCGACTTGGACGCCTACAAGGCAAAAATCCGGGCCGAATATCTGGAAGAACTCCGGACGGGACGAGTCACGGACGATATTTCCGCGGAACCTCCGCGGGAGAAGCGGCCGGCGACCGTCATGCCGTCCAATTTGAGCGGCGCGCGAAGCGTCAGCTCCCGAAACGGCGCGGCCTGGTCAGGGCCGCCGTCAATCAAAGACCTGCTCGGCAATCGCTAGGGCTGCCGGGCTTTTGAGATAGGGGCCAGTCATGGCCGATACACTTGCAGCCACTGGCCTACGGGTCCAGCGCTGGGAATCCGACTTTTTCAAAGAGTATCTGACGGAGAATAGATTTTCGGAGTCGATGGGCTCCGATGAAAACTCGGTGATCCAAGTCAAGGAAGTGCTTGGCAAGGGCAAGGGCGATTCGACGACCATCGCGCTCGTCAACCGGCTGACCAATGCTGCGGTCACCGGTTCGAACATGCTGGAAGGGTTCGAGGAGGACATGTCCTCGCGCAGCCAGCGCATTTACATCGACAAGCGCAGGAACGCCGTTCGCATCGCCGAAATGGAGGAGATTAAATCGGCGATCGACCTGCGCGATGCCGGTCGCGCGACGCTCAAAGATTGGGCCATGAAGGACACGGAGCAATTGATCATTGATCAATTGGGCTCGTTCAACAACGTCATCTACGCGACGGCGATCCCGCAACAGCGGAGCGATTGGCTCGGCGCCAACAAGGACCGCTGCCTCTTCGGTGCGGCGCTCTCGAATACGACGTCGACGGCAACGCCGGCTGCGGGCGATTGGCAGGCGTCGATTGCCGCCATTGACAACACGGCCGACAAGCTGACGCCGGCCGCGCTCTCGCTCATGAAGGAATTGGCCGTCACGTGCGACCCGAAAATCACGCCGATCCGGGTCGAGAAAACGAAGGGCCGCAGGTACTATGTCGTCTATGCCAATAGCCGCGCGTTCCGTGATCTCAAGACGAATGCCACGATCACGCAAGCGCAGCGCGAGGTTTCCTTGGAAGTCGAGAATAACCGGCTTTTCGAGGGCGGGGATATTCTCTGGGACGGCATGATCGTCAAAGAAGTTCCGGGGATTCTCCCGGTCACGAACGGCACAATTACTGTCGGCGGCGTGTACCTGTGCGGCGCGCAGGCGGTGGCGACCGTCTACGGCAAGCGCTGGTCGACGATCACGAAGACCTTCGACTACGGCGATAAATACGGCATCGCCATCGAGGGCATCATGGGCGTGCGCAAGATCCAGTTCGGCACGGGCGCCAATGATCTCGATGTCCTCAAGGACAACGGCGTCGTGACAGGTTACTTCGCAGCGGTCGCATCTGCTTAAGCAACGAAAACGGGCTCCCGACAAGAGCCCGTTTCTTCTTTGGAAACCCCAAAATGCCAAAATATCGGTTTGTCGACGAGCCCGGGGAGAAGAAAGTGGCGAAATTCAAATATGTCGGCAACGACGCCTTGGGCCGTGCGCCCGGGGTCACGCATTACGGCGTCGATTTCAAGCTCGGCGAAACGAGCGAGGTCGAGAGCGAGTACGCAGCCAACAAACTGCGCACCGTCTGGAAGGAAGCTTTCGAGGAAGTCGAGGGGGATGACGACGAGGACAACGGCTCGCCCAAGAAACGCGGGCGCCCGCGCAAGACCGACGAGGAGCGTGAGGCCGAGAAAGCCGAACGCGAGGCCGACAAGGCGCAGCGCGACGCCGAGAAGGCCCGCCGCGAGCAGGAGCGCGAGGACGCCAAAGCGCAGCGCGAGGCCGAAAAGGAAGGCGCGCAGCCGAAAACATCCGAGGAAGATTTCGAGGAAGGGGAGGCGTTCTGATGGCAACGCTGAGTTCTGACCAGGCCGTCAAGGGCTATCCGGTCGCCACGCCGACGTCAGGCGGCGCCGTCTGCTGCTCGATCGGCACGCTGAAAATCTCGGAAGCTCCCGAGGCCGGCGACGTGTGGCGCATGGTGCAAATCCCGGCCAACGTCACGGTGATCGGCGGCACCGTCTTTTGCGACGATTTCGAGGGTTTGGATCTCGACTTCGGCTGGGAGGCGAACGGCGACCTCGATGCCAATCCCACCGGGCTGGGCGATTTTGGGGCGCTCGCCGCGGACACGGCGGCCGGCATCAAGACCGCCAACGGCTACCAATTTCCGCTCGGCGCGGGCGGCGGCTTTGAGACATTCAACAAGCCGACGACGCTGGTGCTGACGGTCGCAGCGCCTCCGACGACCTTTGCCGAGGGCAAGATTGCGGTGCGGGTCTC